TAAAAAAAGAATGGACTGGTTTTAAAGTTTGTTCTGAATGCTACGAACCAAAACATCCTCAACTAGAACCTCATACAGCTAAAGCTGATCCTGAAGCAATTTATCAACCTAGACCTGATACTGATAAAGAAGTAGGCGAAGGCTACGTTGTAGTGGTTTATACAGATATTTATAAACCTCATTATATGAACTCAGACATTATAGGAACAAACTTTACAGTAGATGAAATGACAGGTGGAGTTGGAGAGGTTACAATTACAACATCATGAGCAGTCCTTTAACATTATCAGAACTAAAAACTCTTATACAAGATTTTGTTGAAAATTCAGAAACAACTTTTGTTAATACGTTGGATGATATTATTCAAAATGCAGAAGAAAGAATTTTTGAGTTAGTTCAATTTGATTATTTTAGAAGAAACGTACAAGGATCTATGACAGCTGGTTCTAGATTTTTAACAGCGCCAAATGATTTTGAGCTTTCTTTTTCATTAGCTGTTATAGATAGCAATGGAGACTATCATTACCTTGACAAAAAGCATCCTAGCTTTATGCAGGAATATGCACCAGATCCAACAGATTCATCAGCAAGAGGATTACCATTATATTATGGTGACTTTGACAAAAATTTAAATACAGGATTACAAGAGTCAACTTTAATTATTGCTCCAGTTCCAGATCAAAACTATACAACGGAACTTCATTATTTATACAAGCCAAACTCATTAGTAACAGATACAACTGGAACTTGGATGTCAGAACATGCAAGAAATGGTTTATTATATGGAAGTTTAGTTGAAGCTTATATTTTTATGAAAGGCGATCCAGACATGATGAAACTCTATGAAGATAGATTTCAACAAGAAATGGCAAGATTAAAAAACAAAGCAGAAGCAAGAGGAAGAAGAGACGAATATAGATACGATTCGTTAAGAACGCAAATAACTTAGTTTTTAAAAAAAAGGAGAAGATATGAAACCAATCAAGAAACTTGAAGGTAAAACCGTAGCTATTGTCGGAATGGGCAAAAGTTGGTTTGACTATAATTTAGCAAAATCACATGGCTCACACTTTGATGAGGTTTGGGCTATTAATGCAGTAGCATCTGTTATTTACCATGATAGAGTCTTTATGATGGATCCAGCATCTAGATTTCTAGATACTGATGATGCAGGTGGTCAAACTGATAGTATGGCTAAGCTTCTTACTGAGCATCAAGGCCCAGTTTACACATGTGAATTAGATGATCGTTGTCCTGGCCTAGTTGAATATCCTATTGATGAAGTTTTAGCTGGATGCGGATCTCACTATCTAAACAATACTGTTGCTTATGCAGTAGCTTTTGCTTTATGGAACAAGGTCGGCAAAATTAAAATGTTTGGAATTGATTTTAGTTATAAAGGCAATTTGCATTTTGCTGAAGCAGGCAGAGCTTCTGTAGAGTTTTGGTTGAGTAAGGCTATGTTTAATGGCATTCAAGTTGAGGTTGCTGCTACTAGCTATCTTCTTGATACAGCAGTTCCAGCTGATGAAAAGCTTTATGGCTATCATCGTTTAGATGATCCTTTAGTTGTTATTACAGATGAGAAAGGAGTTTTAATTGCTAAAAAAAGAAGTCAGCTACAACAATTTAAACAAGAACAAGCTCCTGTTTTAATAGACAGGAACGACAGTCACCTTAAAAAAAATAAAGTAGGAGAACCGAAAAAATGGTAATGAGTTATAACGCTGGACCTGAGTTAGGAACAATTGAAGTACATACAACAGAAGAAGGAGGCCATCCAGTTGAGTTTTGGTCTAACCTTTGTATAGAAAGAATTGTGCAAGTAAGTCAAGAAGCGCCAGAAGAAATTCAAAATCAAGTAAAAGAGTACAAAGACAATATTCAAAAAGTTATTGAACAATATATGCAAAATGCTATAAAATCTGATAGGATTACAATTAATAATCAATTAGATAAAGCAGGTTTAAAAGAAGCCTCTGATTTAATTAGGAAACTATAATTATGGCAATTACATCAACACTTACAACAAGTTTTAAAGTGGAGCTTTTAAAAGGCAATCATGATTTCGATACTGGAGCTGATGCTTTTAAACTGGCTTTGTATACTTCATCAGCAACTTTAGGTGCTACCACTACTTCGTTTACTACTACTGGAGAAGCATCTGGTACTAACTATTCTTCAGGTGGAGGAACTTTAACTAACGTAACTCCAACAAGTTCTGGAACAACAGCTTTTACAGACTTTGCTGATTTAACTTTTGGTACAGCTACCATTACTGCTAGAGGTTGTATGATTTACAACAGCTCTGATGCAAACAAGTCAGTAGCAACAATTGACTTTGGCGGCGATAAAACATCTACCGCTGGAGACTTCACTATTGTATTCCCAGCAGCAGCAGCTTCTACAGCGATTATAAGAATCGCCTAGCCTTAAATGGCTTTTCTTAATGGTTGGGGTCGAGGCACTTGGGGTGAACTCGAGTGGGGCGAAGGCTCTGTACCTGTCACTCTTACTGGCCTATCCGCAACATCAGCCTTAACAGCACCTGGAGTAAACGGACAAGCTGTCGCAGCAGTAGCTGGTATTACAGCCACACTAGGCGCAGTTTCAGTTACAATCAACGCAGATGCTAATGCTACTCCAGCAGGATTAGAAAGCACCTCAGCACTAGGAACGCTAACAAGCGTTACTGGTATAGCAAACATATTCCCTACAGGGTTAGAAGGCACTTCTGCTCTAGGTACAGTTACACCTCAAGCAGGTGCAGATGTTTCGCTAGATGGAGCCAGCGCTACTCTAGGAAATGTTTCAGTATTGGTTGATGCAGAAGCAACAATTATTATTACAACAGGCGTAGCAGCTACAGGTGTAGTTGGAACAGCAACAACTAAAACTGATAATATATTTCCAATAATAGGAGTAAGTGCAACAGGTTCAATAGGCACAGCAACGGTAGATGCAGAAGCAAGGGTAACAATAACAGGAGTATCAGCTACAGGCGAACTAAGCAATTTAAATGTTTGGGGATTAATTGACGAGTCTCAAACGCCAAATTGGACAGATGTGGCCGCATAATTTAATATACAATAACCGAAAAAAAGATGGCATAATAAATGCTCAGAGGTAAAAGATGGCAACTTATGTAAATGATTTAAGACTCAAGGAAATCACCACAGGTGATGAGTCAGGAACTTGGGGAACAAGTACCAACACCAATTTAGAACTTATAGCAGAAGCTTTTAGTTATGGAACTGAAGCATCTTTTAGTTCTGATGCAGATGCTACAACAACCATAGCAGACGGAGCAACCGATCCTGCTCGTAGTTTATATTTCAAAGTTACTTCAGGAGTTTCTTTAACAGCTACTAGAAATTTAACTTTAGCCCCAAATGATGTTTCTAAAATATGGATTATAGAAAACGCTACAAGTGGCGGTCAATCCATAACAGTTAAACAAGGTTCAGGTACAAGCGTAACAATTACCAATGGTGCTGTTGCAGTTGTTTATTCTGATGGCGGAGGAGCAGGAGCGAATGTCGTAAATGCTTTAACAGACTTAAATGTTGCATCTTCACTTACTATAGATAATTCAGGTGTAGCAACAACAGGTAAAGCTATAGCAATGGCTTTGGTTTTCGGATAAAATTAGGACAATATTATGGCAAATCCAAATTTAGTAAATGTAACTTCGATATACGCTAACAGTATAAATGGAGCTTTAACAACTACTACCACAACTGATTTATTAACTTGTGCAAGTGATAAGTTAATTAAAATTAATAGTATTATTGTTGCAAATATTGATGGCACTAACGCTGCTGATGTAACAATGGGAATTATTAAAAGTGGTGGTGCAGTAGTTTTATTCGCTTCTACTATCTCTGTTCCAGCAGATGCTACTTTGGTTCTTATTGATAAGAACTCAGGCATCTATCTTGAAGAAGGAGATATCCTAGAGGGTGGTGCAAGTGCTGATGGCGATTTAACTTACACCATTAACTACGAAGAACTAGATGATGCTTAAGGAGTACAAATATGGCTCACTTTGCAGAACTTAATAACAGCAACGAAGTATTACGAGTAGTAGTAATATCCAACGATGATGTAGAAGCTAACGGAGGAGAATTATCCTCTGAGGCAGAAACATTTGTAGCATCTATCGTTCCACATTCAACAGGTGGTACTGCTTGGAAACAAACTTCATACAACAATAATTTTAGAAAACAATATGCAGGTATTGGCGATACTTTTGATTCATTAAAAAATAAATTTATTAAGCCACAACCTTACCCATCTTGGTCATTAGATTCTAATGATGACTGGGAAGCACCAGTTACCCATCCAACAATTACAGAAATAGATTCAGAGCCAGTCAAAATTTATTGGGATGAAGATAATCAAAAATGGCTAGGAGCAAACCATATCGGTGATCCTATAGTTACAACCAATTACGAATGGGATGCTACTAATCTGCAATGGAATGAGGTCTAACCATGGCTAATTCTAATGGCGGAATAGTAGGTGTTGATAATCCAGTCCTTCCAGGAGCAACTGCTCTAGCAACTACTTTTAACTCTACTGGCACATTTACTGCTCAAGCTGGAACTACCGAAGTTGAATACTTGGTGGTTGCTGGGGGAGGAGGTGGCGGTGGTAATGCTAATGCAGATTCAGGCGGTGCTGGAGGAGCTGGTGGTTTTAGAACAGCCACAGGATATTCTGTTACTGGAGGCTCAAGTATACCTGTAACAGTTGGAGGAGGTGGAGCTGGTGGATCACAAGCAAATGCTGAAGCAGGTAAAGGAGTTAAAGGCTCTAACTCAGCCTTTGGTTCTATCTCATCAACTGGCGGAGGCTATGGTGGAGGTGGGGGAGGTGCACCAAATATATCTCCAGGTGGTCCAGGTGGATCAGGCGGAGGCGGTGGATGTTCCTGGTATATCGTTGATCCTGCTTCAAATTCACAAGGAGGAGCAGGAAACGAAGGTGGTTATTCACCAGTAGAAGGCTATGCAGGTGCAAATGGTGGTACATATTATTGGACAGGCGGAGGAGGTGGTGGAAGTTTTGAAGCTGTTTCCTCTTATGTAGGTGCAGCAGGAACGCCTTCAACAATCTCAGGTTCAGATGTAACTTATGCTGCAGGTGGATGGGGCACTGGCGGTCCTGCAAGTCCACCAGTTGCTAATACAGGTAATGGTGGCGGTGGCGGAGGAAATGCTGCAAGTACAGGATACAGTGGAAGTTCAGGAGTTGTTGTTATTAAAGAAGCCGAAGTTATCGGAAAAGCCTCAGGAGTATGGGATATGAACGCCCTTTATGACAATGTGAAAGCAGGGATATGGACCAATGCCTAGATTAATCGGAGCAGTATTAAATCCTAAACTTCAGCCTGAAAAAATTAACACCTTTAATTCTACTGGAACGCTTACCACTCAACCTTTAACAACTGAAGTTGAATACTTAGTAGTCGCAGGCGGCGGCGGTGGCGGTGCTTATTATTATGGAGCAGGCGGAGGAGCAGGTGGTTATTTAACAGGCACAGGCAATCCTGTTGCTGGTGGCTCACCTTACCCAGTAGTAGTTGGCGGTGGAGGTGCAGGAAGTCCTGCTCCTGGAGGTCCAGGTTTACCTGGTAATGGTACTAAAGGTTCAGATTCAGTTTTAGGTACTCCCACTCCAATTACTTCAGAAGGCGGTGGTTATGGTAATTCAGCAGGTTCGCCTGGCAACGCTTCAAGACCTGGTGGACCAGGAGGATCAGGTGGTGGATCAGGTGCTGCTGTCCCTGGTTATGGACCAACAGTATATCCATCCACGGCAGGAACAGGCGTTCCAGGACAGGGAAATCCTGGGGGTACATCCAATAGTCCTTTTCCAGGTTATGATGGTAATGCATCATCAGGTGCTGGAGGAGGAGCAGGTGCTGCTGGTACTAGTGCTACTTGGTATCCAGCTGCAACACCAGCACCTTTAGTAAATCCTGGTGGAGCAGCAGCAGGTGGCGTAGGTTTAGCAAATTCAATTACAGGTTCTCCTGTTTTCTATGCTGGTGGCGGTGGAGCAGGTGGGTTTTACAATGGACAGGGTGGAGCTGGTGGTAATGGAGGCGGCGGAGCTGGCGGTGGCACTTCGGCTGCTGCTGCGAATGGAACTGCTAATTTAGGTGGAGGTGGCGGTGGTGCACAACATCTCTACTCTTCTCCAAGTGGAGTAGGTGGTTCAGGTGGCTCAGGTGTCGTTATCGTAAAAGAAGCACAAATTGCCATAGACACTTCAAGCGTTTGGGATTTAAGAACAGTCTTTAGAGAAGTCAAAGCTGGTAATTGGAACGGATAAGAACAACCTTTCTTTTAAAACACATCTAAACTATACTGATCTCTTAAGAGAGAGAAGATGAATCTAAAATATTATTACTGGTACTTTCAATCAGCCATACCTGAAAGAATATGTGATGAGATTGTTCGTTATGGTAAAGAGCAAGATAAAAAAACCGCCCTTACAGGCGAAGCTGATGAAAGCAACTTAACCAAGCTAGAACTTAAAAACATTCAAAAGAAAAGAAAGTCTGATATTGTATGGATGTCAGATAGATGGATATACAACGAAATACAACCTTACATTCATCAAGCAAATTATAATGCTGGGTGGAATTTCGAATGGGATTGGTCAGAGTCTTGTCAATTTACCGAATACAAGAAAGGTCAGTTTTACGATTGGCATTGCGACTCTTACCAAGAACCTTATAACAATCCTGAAAATCAAAATGTGCATGGTAAGTTAAGAAAACTTAGCATGACTGTATCTTTAACTGATCCTGATGAATATGAAGGCGGAGATTTAGAGTTTGATTTTAGAAACACAGACGAAGGCTCACAGCCAAGAATATGTGAAGAAATTAGAAAGAAAGGTAGCGTGATTATCTTTCCATCTT